AATAAGGCCTACGCCAAGTTTGTTGACCGCATGAAAGACTCCGCCCAGAACGCTAATAACGCTCTGGAGATGGGTCAGAATGCGGCCTCGATCTTGTCGAAGGTCGGCTCCCTTACTCAGGCAGCCATAGCCTTGAAGCACGGTGACTTGCCTAAAGTCTCTAAGGCCTTAGGACTCACCAACTCCGGTGATCTCGAAAAACGCATCAAACGCCGCGGTAAGCAGGCTGCTGATGCATGGCTCGAGTATCACTTTGGTTGGGAGCCTCTGGTTCAAGACATCGGTAGTTCTATCGATGCCTTATCAGGGACTGGCAAGGCGTCTACTATGTCTCAGAGCGTCAGCTCTTCGCATAGTGTACGCGGGCAGCATCAAAGGTCGTTGGAGTCTCATGTCCTTTTTCCTCAATCTGATACTACTGGCTTCGATCATCATGATTGGACCTGTAGTGTCAAGATGAGGGGTGAGGTTAAGATCTCCAACCCCAATGTTGCTATCGCTAATCAGATGGGGTTTGTAAATCCCCTATCTGTGGCCTGGGAGGCCGTTCCATTTTCCTTTGTGGTCGATTGGTTCGCCAACGTCGGTCAATGCCTTTCAGCAATGACCGATTTCGCTGGCTTCTCAGTCGACCGCTCTTGGACTACGGAGCGCCTTTCCATGACCCGAAGCTATGCTATAGATCAGATTAACGGGACAGGTTCGGAGTACCATGAACAGTACTCTTCGAAATTCTTCTCGCACTCTCGATCTTCTGGCATAGCCTCACCCTCCCTTCATTCGGCACTTCGTCCGATTGGAGTTCAGAGGGGCGCGACAGCAATTTCGCTGCTCGTGCAACTTTTCAAGACCTTCTAGTTGAGGGTCTTGTTACTGGAGAAGTCGTTACATGACGACCGCAGGCAATCTCACCATCAAGAAGTTCGATGGTACGACGGACATTACTTGGTCCCTGATCGCTGCCAGTGGCGGTGACAAGTCGCCGGCCCTCTGGCGTTCCACTTCCGCAGTCGGTACCGTGGGTCAACAACCCACCTTCTCGGCTTCGGCTCGTTGGAACACCCAGAAGACCGTCCGACGTTTCGATGTGAACTGCTCGTTCCCGAGCGTTTACACGAACACCGCAACCGGCCAGACCGAAGTTCGTGCGACGATGGTGTTCTCGGGCAGCTTTGCTGTTCCTCAGAACGTCAACGCCACCGATATTCAGGAGTTCACGTATCAGGTTGCAAACCTGGTCGCGGCTATGAAGACGAGCATCGTCACGGGCTACGCCCCGACGTAATCATCTTCTTCCTGTAACTTCGGCTGGAGATCTACCTTGATTTCACATTTCGTGAAGAAGGTGGCCCTCGAACTTTACGAGGGCCTCGCCACGCCAAAATCCTTAGCGGCAGCGATGCTGCTAAAGTATGGCGAATGGGACCAACTAGCCACTTTGGAAGTTGATCCAGGCAATTACCTTACGGCCGAGGAGTACTGGCGAGATGCCAGCGCTTCCTCGTTTCTCAAAAAGTACGAACCCCTCCCTACATCCTTCGACCGAAAGGCCGTGGCTGAAGAAGGCTTTCTTACTTGCGAGAAAAATTGTCTTCGAACAAACATTCGGCTATACCCGCTCATTGAGGATCTTAAAGATCCTTTCTGTCAGTCGGGCCTGCACGATTTTTTTCGTCGTGCACGTGAAAATATAGCTCGGATTCTGGGTCCCTGCCCTGACATCGTTGATGGCAGGTTTGGGCCAGGTTCGACGTTTGGCGATAAAGGGGTACTGAGTACTGTCCCCGATAAGATGTCAAATGAACCACAATTGACACCCGACGCTTGGCCGTTCCTCTTTCCTTGGAGTGGCACAATGTGGGCTTCTGCCTGTGTTGACGTCGGCAAGGTCCCTAAGTTTGTTCCTGGTAACCGATTTACCACTGTTAAGAAGGATTGTACTAAGTTTCGTGGCATCGCCATTGAGCCTAGTATCAATGTTTTCTTTCAGCTTGGTTATGGTCGTGTTATCAGGAATCGACTTAGGCGCCTAGGTATCAGCCTAGATACGGGGCAAGATACACATCGCGCCTTGGCGCGATTTTCATCTATTGATGAGTATCAAGCTACCTTGGACCTTCGTAACGCCAGCGATACCATTAGCAGAAACCTTGTCAAACTTCTGCTTCCAGCCCGTTGGTTCTCGGTGCTTGACGCACTGAGATCCAAGAAGACTCTCTTCAAGGGGAAATTCCATCTCCTTGAGAAGTTCTCTTCTATGGGTAATGGTTTCACGTTTGAGCTTGAGACCTTGATCTTTCTAGGCCTCATCAGTGCCATCACTGGCATTGAGTCCATCGGAAAGGACGTCTTCGCCTTTGGCGACGACATCATTATCCCGAAGGGCTACTCAAACGATGTGGTATCTATGCTTAAGTACTGCGGTTTAGAGACTAACCCTCGCAAGACTTTTGTCGAGGGTCCGTTTCGGGAGAGTTGTGGTGGTGATTACTTTAACGGTATAAAGGTTCGTCCTTTCTATCTAAAAGATGATCCCGATCAACCCTCCGCTCGCATTGCTTTGGCCAACGGCCTCTATTCCTCTTATGGAGGACATTTAGGTCGCTGGCTTTGTCTCCGGGATGCATGGCGTACCGTCCTTAGTGGTTTACCCGCTAATATCCGGTGCCTCCGTGGGCCTTCGGCCCTTGGTGACATTGTCATACACGACGAAGACTCCTCGAGGTGGTTAACCTCTTGGAAGCATGGTACCAGGTTCATAAAGTGCTATCAGCCCACACCTTTACACCACGTAAAGTGGGGGCGGTTCGCACCTAGTGTTACTCTGGCATGCGCCACTTATGGCCTAGCAT